TTTTTTATGGAATATGTTGTTTTAACTTAATAAATTAAAGCACTATTAATAGTAATAAGGAGTATAAAATGGCTAAAGAACAAGATACAGCAAAAGAAGTAGTTCAAGAACCTATTAATTTGGAAGAACAATTAAAGGTAATTGAAGCTCAAATTGCTGAGTTACGTGGAACACACAACTACATAAATAGTCTTTTACAACAAGGCTTTAAAGTTGTGCCACCAACTGAAGCTAAAAAGTAGAAAGGGAGGGGGAGAAATCCCCCTAACTTTAATTATAAATAATAGGGGAATACAATGGAAGTCGGTAAAGACACTAAATTTACATTATCTATAGAAACTGCAATAAGTATAATTGTAACTATTGGTATGATTATAGGTATGTGGTTTACTCTGCAAGCAGATATTGAAGAAGCTAAACTATTACCAGAACCAGAAGTATCACGCATGGAGTATGATTTAAAAGACCAAATGATTCGTGATTCAATATTAAATACTGAAGGCAAAGTAGATAAACTTGAAGAAAAGGTAGATGACATTAAAGAAGATACTAAAATGATTCAAGAAACCCTGATAAACATGAATAATAACTAATGAGGTTTACAGATGAACAACAAATTTATATCATACTTGGTATTAACGCTCTGCTTGTCACTATCTTGGTTGCGCTCACAATCAGTCAACTTAGATAACTTTCAAGAAATACAAGCACTTAATGTGCAAAAATGTGCAGTAATTCAAGTAAATGCATCTTGGAATTTTAAAAATAGAGTAAAGATAGAAAAACTTGCAGACTTGTGTTATGTAGGCGAAATAGATTTAAGTAATAAACAAATTGGTGCAGTAATACAAAAAGAATGGAATATAAAGGTTGTTCCTACTATTATTGTTTTAAAAGAAGGAAAAGAAATTGAAAGATATGAACCTGGTATTAGTATGAGGTTTGATGAGAAAGAGGTATTTGATAAGATTAAAAAGGAAATTCAATAGGAGATAATATGAATATTGTAGTTAGTAAATTACTTACAAGCCTCTTAAGTGAAAAGATTCTAAAAGCTGTATTATTAAAACTTGGTGATTATTTTATTGCTAAGTCTGATAATAAGTTAGACGATGAAATCTGGGCTGAAGTTAAAAAAGCATTGAAATAGGAGGGCAACATGAACTGTGAATGCGGATGTGGATGTTAATTAATGCCAAAAAAAGAGTATAAAATACTAGGGTTTCATGGTGGTATACATGATAACTCAGATTCTAAAGATATACGTGATATAGATTTACGTGAAGCTGATGGTGTATCTACACATAAAATAGGTAGACTAGTAGGATTAGGAAATAAAGGTAGTGCTATTACAAGTGGTGCTACCGCTGATGTTGAGCCTGGATATGGCTTACATTATTTTTCTTCTGATTACGACCATGGTAGTGCTAATAACCCAGATGATTATTTAGCTGTATATGATAAAGCGAACACTAAAGTTCGTTTTTATTATAGAGACAAAGATGGTTCTAGTCCTAGTTTTTTATCTGATGAAGTAACATTTGGTGGTGCTATAAAACCTAATTATTATTATGGTGATGGTTTATTACGTATTGGAGATGCTTCTTTTAGTCAAGATAGTAAATGGTTTGGATATATAGACCAATCACTATTCTGGACTGATGATAGGGGTAATACTGCAAATTTACATGATATAACTAAGTGGGATAGCGGCAATCAAAAACTTCGTAAGCTTGATGCTTTATCAGGAGCAACTATGAAATTAGTAGATATGGAAAGCGCTAGTCCCGATGCTTCTACTATTAGTTCACAAAAAGGTAGTCTAATTTTAGGGTATAAAACTACTGAAGGTGGAGAATGGAATGGAAACTTTACCTTTGGTGCTACAGCAATTTACCAAGGTAATCAAGAAGGAGAAATATCAATATTCTATAGCGACTTTGTAAATAGAATAGAAGAGTCTATACCTTTGTATAACGAGCAAATTTCTTTTCAAGTATTTATAGGAGCAGGAACTGCTGGTTCTAAACCAACATCTTTGTCTGGTAATAATGTATTTGGAGATAATCGTTTAATTGGATTGAATTTTTACTTTAAAGAACAAGCAGATGATGATTGGATATTTTTAATGCACACAGATTTAAGAGAAGGTGGTAAACATTTTTGGGATATATACGACCCACAAAACGAAACTACTCATGGTAAGTGGACAGGTGATAGCGCTGAACAAAACGTTACTCCAAAGTTTTTTGCACAAAAAGAAGGAATACAAATTTATAATGCTATACAACAAAATACAGCTTTGTCGTTTCATGATAAAGATGATGGTACTGGAACTAATTGGATGAATAGTGGAAGTACTTATACTTCTAGTACTGAAGGAAAATCTTATAGTCCAGTATTTTTAAGAGTTAAATTAGATAATAATAATTCAGCTAATGGCTTTGATAATAGGTTTGGATTCTTAAGAGTTTGGGGTGGAGCAGTATCTCCTCTATATGTAGGAGGTGCATCTGGAAGTAAAATTGCATTAAAGACTGGTATATCTGGTACACCAGGAACTACAGTAGATACGTATTATGTTCCTTTAACATTACCAGGACCAGGAACAGATAGAGAATTTAGAGTACAAGTGTTAGATGAGAACTTTAATGTTATAGCAGATAGCGATATACAATATATGACTATTGCTGATAGTGGTTTATCAGCTCCACCTGACTATGATGAAGACCAACAAGAAAGGGAATACTAATGCCTAATTATGCAGTAATGAATCCAGGTAAGTATAGATTAGGAGTTCCTTTTAATTTTCCTCCTTTAGCTAACAAAAGATTAAGACAAGAATATCTAATTAAGCAAATCAAGTGGAAAACGTCTGTTTTAATTGGACAAAGGTTGTACCTAGGAAATGTAAAATTAATTGATAAAGACAACAAAGAACGTATTTATAGCGATAGTGTGTTTAAGTCTAGGGCTGGTCAATTTGATACATTTACTATGGATAGAAGAATTGATGTAGCAGTAAACGATGGTGAAGAAATTATTAGACTAGCTACATACGCAGATAGATTATTACAATACAAACAAAACACTTTGTACATTATTAATGCTACAAAAAGTCAAGAGTTTTTAGAAGTAACACATAAACATAAAGGTGTATCTCATCATAATGCTGTATGTGAAACAGATTATGGAGTAGCTTGGTGTAATGAACATGGAGTGTATTTATACAATGGTAGACAAGTAGGTGACTTATTTGTAAAAGAAGGTGTACGTTTTATATCAGAATCTTTATGGAATAGTTTTTATGTAGATGGAGAAACAATGGTAGGTTTTTCTCCTAAATCAAAACAACTAATTATTATGAAATCATTTAAAAACGCTACAAGCAATAGTGGTGATATTTTAGTTTATGATATGATAACAAGTTCTTGGGTAAAAGGAACAGCTAGATTAAACGCTGAAGATAAAACAAATTTAGTGAATATGTGGGATGGTAGTCTAATATATGGATATGAAAATACATCTAATCAAACAACTATTGTTCCTTGGCAATCAAATCCTTCAGAAGCTATAAATAATTTTAATGTACAATTAAAAGAGTTAAACTTTGGTACACAAGCAAAAAAGAAAGTAATTAAAGTAGAGTTAACTTATAAAGGTGCTAGTGGAGGTAACACAAATGTATTGCCTAAATATTCAGTAGACGGAGGTGGATATACTAATAATTTTGTAGATAGTTCTGGCGCTCAAATAACAAACATAGTAGGTAGTGCTAACTTTACAGTAATAGAATTATACACACAATCTAATGCAAATAATATTAAAACATTTAGTATGAAGTTTGAAGATGTAAGCGGTCAAGATGTATCAGCTGATTTTGAAATAAATGATATGTCAATAATATATAGACAAAAGAGTATAAAATAATGGAACAAGCTGAAAAAAAATTTAGTAAAACAATTTTTAGTAGCGCAGGTGGAAGTAGTGATAGAAGAAGAACAAATCATTATACACAAGCTAGACCTAAGTTTGTAGACGAAGTACCTACACAAGAATCAGGAGTAGAAGGAGATATAGTTTTTTATGAAAATCCTGGTAATTTTAATAAAGTAGAGCAATATCTTAAAAGAAGAGGTGAGTGGATTAATCTGTCTGATGGTAGACCATTAAACGATAGTCCTGTAGTACGTAAATTTGTAAAGGCGAAAGCTGGATAAAACAGTTGAAAGTTATGACTATAAGTAATATATTATATATAAAAACTAGGAAGCATTATGTCTGAAGGAATAAAATCAAGTTTAGAAAGACTAACCCTTAGGAAAGGTGAATACAAAGGGAAGGCTTATGATATGGCAGGTCAACAAGGTTTATTAAAACTTGGTATTGCTAATCTAAACATGAGAGAACAAGCTAGACAAAACTTTTTAGGATTTACTGGTGCATTTATTAATTATCTAGATAAACTCAATAACTACACTCAAGACAACAAAATTATAGAAGATGGTATAGCTCAAGCTGAAGTAAATCTTGGTCTTAAAGTAAACTATCAAAGAGTAGGTTTTGATGACGTTCTTAAAGGTGATGCAAAAATAAAAGATTTAGGTAAAGAAACTTTTTTATTTGGAAATAAACAATATTCAAGAGCACAATTAAAAGCATTAGGTAGAACTGTGCAAGAAAATGAAATGGCTATATTAGCTGGTGAAGATGTTGACCCAATTGATTTAAGCGGTTCTTCTGGATTTACATTTGCACGAGGAGAATCAGAAGTTATAGCTAATAGTTCACCAGACTCTTTAAGACTTGGTATAGCACTAAATGAACAAGTAAATGAAGAAACAGCAAAGTATATTTATGAAGAACAAGGTGGTATTAAACAATGGTCTACAGCTGCTAAGGTAGTAGAAAACTTACTAAATAAAAACCCTGATTTAGCAGTCTTTACAAAAAATAATCAAAGAGTAAATTTGAAAGAAAGATTTACAACATTGCGTGATACTATAAATAATGATTTAAATAGTGACGTTGTTAAAAGAAAAGCAAATGAAGAGTTGCAACAAATTTATAGTCAAATAAGTCAAGTATATAGCTGGGATGACATAAAGGGTGAGATAGCACAAGCTGAATCTAGTAATAATCCTTATGCTATAAATGTTAATGAAAAAGGTAGAGGTTTTGATATAGGTAAATATCAAATCAATAGTAGATATATAGTTGGTGGAAAAGGAAGTTATGAATTGAACGCAGATGGAACACCTTCACAAATGTTTGCAGATATAAAACAAATACTAGATAAAGGTTTAGTTGGTGTTGAAGTAGAACAAAAAAGTTCTT